CCGCGCCGCGGAGGTTCGCGCCGCCGAGGTACGCGTCGCTGAGGTACGCGTCGCTGAGGTCCGCGTCGCGGAGGTACGCGTCGCCGAGGTACGCGTCGCTGAGGTTCGCGCCGCTGAGGTACGCGTCGCTGAGGTCCGCGCCGCTGAGGTCCGCGCGTTCGCCTTCGGCGTTACCCTTCAGCCAATCCAGATGGCGCGCAAGGATTTTTTCGAGGTCAGCCTTTTCGATATTACGCATGGTGCGCGCCCTCCCGAGCGCAGAAATCAGTAATTGGATATTGCTTGCCGTCGCTCATCGCGCCACCGGCATCATGGCGTGGATCACCAACGCCCGGCGCTCGGTGGGGGTCATCGCGTCATGAACCCCGCTTTGTCGCGCTGGCTTGCCATCGCAAACTGCGCCCGCAGGTGCTCAATACTCTGGTCAATGTAAATCTGCGTCGTCGCGATGTTCGCGTGACCGAGCAGCCGCTGCAACGAGGACAGGTCGCCGCCGCCTTCGATGAAGTGCGTCGCGAACGAATGCCGCATCGCGTGCGTGGATGCGCGCGGCACCCCGCCCGCCTTCGCGGCGTCCTTGACGATCTTCCACACCTGCCGCAGTCCGAGCGCGCCGTTGCGGTTGCTCAGGAAGAACGCGCGACATTCCGCCGCCGGCCGAACGAGCAGGTACGCTTGCATGGCGTCCACGGACGCATCCGTGAGCGGAACCATCCGGCGCTTGTTGCCCTTGCCCGTGACGATCGCGACCTTCTGCACCAGATCCACGTCGTCCAGGCCGAGCCCGGCAATCTCGGCGCGGCGCAGCCCAGAGCCGTACAGCAACTCGAGGATGGCCCGGTCGCGCACGCTGCGCTGCGAACCGAGAATGCTGACCACCTCGCCGACGCGCAGCACCTTGGGCTTCCGCTGCTCGGGCGATGGCAGGTCAATATCGTCAGCGGGGTTGCCCTCACGGATGCCTTCGCGGCGCAGATAGCCGAACAGGGCGCGCAGGGTGCAGAGGTTGCGCCGCACGGTCATGACGCGGTACTTCCGCTCCATCATCAGATAGAGCGTGTAGGCGCGTACGTCGGCCGGCGTGGCGACTTCGATGGCACGCTCGCCCTCGTCGCTCATCCAGCGGGCAAAGAGGCTGATGTCGCGGCGGTACGCTTCGCGGGTGCGCTCGCTGCGGTTCTTCCGCAGCAGGTCGGCGATGAAGCCGTCGATGAGGCTAGGTGACATCGGAGATACCGTGGGCGTAGAGGTCGGCACGTGCGACGACAAACGCTTCGAGTTGGCGCGTGCGCCGCGCGGCATCCCATTCGGCGAACAGGTCTTGCGCGTAGTGCGGCTCGGCCCCCTCGTCGTAGCGATACCACAGGGCGCGCAGCCACGCGCGAATACGGTCCATCATTCTTCCCCCTTCTTCACTCGCGTCACGTACATCGACGGCCTGCTATCCATGCGGCGGATGACGCCCAGGCGTTCGTCGATTGGCGTGGTGCATTGGTAGAGCAGCGTCGGGCTATGCTCGCAGCCCGTACAGTATTCGCGCTCCTGTGGCGGCGAGACGTGGAAACGATACCCGTGCGCCGTCTTGGTGCGCTGCCCGCGCGCGATCATGCCGTCGCCGTCGATCTCGCGGTACAGGTACGTCAGCGCGAACGCCTTCGTGTCCTGGCCCATCCGCACGCGCTCGTCGAACGCGCAGACCGCCTCCGCCACGTCCGCGAAGGCCAGGTCGTTGCCGAGCGTCTCGGCCAATTCTTCGTGAATCTCCGTCATCACGGATCGCTCGCGTCTTTCAGTTCGCAATCATCCGCGTGCGGCTGCACGGCCCCTTGCGGCGCCCGCTGCGCGCCGCAACTTGGGCAGTACAGCACCTCGTCGTAGTCGGGCGCCGGCTTCGCGGCTTCAGCCTTCGCCTGCTCGCGCTTCAGATACGCCAGCAACTTCTCGCCCTGCGGCACGAGCAGGTTGGCAAGCACGTCCGTCGTGCCTTCGCTCATGTGCGACACGCCCTTCGCCAGCCGGTCCTCGTCAAAGCCGAGCGCCTTCGCGGTCGCCCGAATCTCGATGATGAGGTCGTCGGGGAGCCCCGACTTAGCCGTGACGTACTCGCCCTCGATGTCGTCGGGCCGCGCAGCCGTGTGCGATGACACGAAGTCCTCCATGTCCTGCGTGAACATATCGGAGCATCCCGTGGCAAGCAACGTGGCCGCGACGAGCGCGCGCTTGTCGGCCATTTTTAAGATCGTGTTCTCGATGTCCGCGAGGTCGGGGTTCGGCTCGCGCCCGATGCGCTGACCCGTGATCTTCACGTCGTCGTCGCCGAATTTGGCGCCGCACCCGCCTTTCTTCTTGAAGCAGAGGAACCCGCCGCCGTACTCTTTCTTGCCGGCGATGATTGCGGGCTTGCCGCACTCCGGGCACACGCGCTGCGCGTCACGCCAGCGGTACTTCGTCTCGCGCGAAGCGCACGAACCCTCCGCTCGCGCGATGACGATGCGGTCATCCAAGGACGGACCCGTCTGCCGATAGATGATGCACGCCCGGCGATACCGGATCATGCCTTCGCGGCCGGGCTCGCCGTAATCGATCGTGGGCGCGTCCGCATCAACAAGCTCGGGGCGCAGGCCCATGTTCGCCAGGAGCAGTTCCGCGCCCGGCTTCAACAGCGTCGGCTTGGCCTTGTCGCCCGTGCCGGGGATCTTGCCGTAGTGCTCGTCCTCGCGCATGACGCGGGAGAAAAATTCGCGCTTGGCCTCGACCGCCGCGACGGCCTCATCGACGCCAACGGCGAACGAAGGCGTCCAGGTCGCCACGGCGGCGTTCTCGCGCAGCGCCAATTCGGAGGCGGTCATCGCAGCAGATGCCCCCGACCGGCGTCGATCATGTCCTGGCGGTAGCCGAGCGGCTCATACGGGCCAGCGTAGCCCATCTGAGCGTCGGAGGGGCCGTCCTCGTCGATCTGCTCGCGGCACCGGCCGCAGTACAGGTCGTTGGGCCGCGACGGCGCTTTTTCGCAGCGCATGCACCACGCGATGTCAGGCTTGTCCATTGTTCCCCCACCGCTTCGCGGCTTGCGCCATCGTTCGCACGACCACATTGGCCATGGTGACGCGCGTCCCGCGCTTGGACTCGGCGGCGGCGCGCTCTTGGATTTGGTCTTTGAGGTCGGCCGGAAGCCGTACCGTCAGTTGAGCATCCTGCATGAACGCGATGATACTGCATTGTCTTGCATGATGCAAGGCTTTATGAGACAATCTTGCCATGAAGGATATCAAGAACGAGGACTACGCCGCGAAGCAGCTCGACGCGCTGCTAGCCATGTTGGACAAGCAGCCGTCAAAAGCAGTACCATCAACCCCCGACACAAAGGCAGACCCGGCGGATTAGACCGGGCCTGCACATCACCGAAGGGACTATCTCCGATGAAGAACGCTCTGTTCGCCGCCGCTGCGGCCCTCCTCTTTGCCGGATGCGCTGGCGGCTCGTCGTCCGTCCCGCCGGCACCCGCGCCGACCGTCGGCGCGACAACCGCGCCAAAGGCCACGCCGAGCCCGGTGGCGAGCGCAACGCCCGTTCCGCTGTCATCGCCCACCGCTACGGCATCTGCGGCCCCAACGGCCACGGCGGTACCGTTGTCGCTGCGCGTGATTGGCGGCGCGCCCACGACCGCGACGGTGGCCCAGCTTCAATCCGCTGGCCGCACCGCCGCGTCCGCTCGTCGCGCGCAGGCCCAAGGCGTGGCGAACGGCTTGCCGCTTCTTGTTGAGTCGTCCGGAATGGTCGCGACGTGGTCCAGCGATCAAGCGATCTGGGTGACGAACGCGCAGACGTCAGCGAACATCCCCGAAACGAGCGGCACGATAACGTCGAGCGGAAACCTTCCGATCGACAACCCCGGTTTCGAGCCGATCTCGTGCGTCGGCCAAGCCACGGGTGCCTGCATTCTTCATCCAACGGCGTGGACGTTTGGCACGACATCGGCGAACGGGAAACCCGTTGGTCAGCAGACCATCAGCATCTCGTTCTCGGACGGCACAACGGGCAGCACGTTCGATGACATCTACGACGGCTGGAACTTGCCGTGCAATGCTGGGTGGGCGTATGTCAACGGCGTTCCGTTGGCGACGACGACCGAGGCTGCAAGCGACGTGTACGCCGATTGCGTGAACGGTAACATCGACTTCCCGAAGGGTGCGATCATCCTCTCGCAACCGGTTGCAGATCAGTACGGCAACACGGCGACGATCCTGCCCCAGTTTACCGCAGCACCTGTGTTTGCCGCGCAAAGCGGGCTCATGCCCATGACCGCTATCCAATCCGGCGCACTCCTCGCAATCCAGACGCAAGATGGTGGATACGCAAAGGTATACTTCGAAAATCAGCCCGGATCGACCGCCGTAAATGCCGCGCAGGGTATGTCGTTGCACTCCCAGGCAAACGGATCATTCGCGTTCTGACCTAGAAGCCCGCGATGCCCGCCGCCTTGAGCATCGTCGCGATCTGAACGATCGCGGCGGTGTTCCAGGGTGTGATCGCCGCGTAATTGATCCCCTTCAACTCGCCGACATCACTAACCGCATCCGGCAGTACCGCCTCGACGTCCTGGGCTAGAAAACCGTAGTCCGGTTGCCCGTCGTTGATCCAAGTGAACGACGAGGGCTTCAGTTGCTCAAGGATCGCAAGGGCACCGGAGATCGGGACAACGTTCTCCTTGAGCGAAGCATCCGAAATGTTCGTGATCGCGCCGCAGTTGAGCGGAGCGCCGGCACCGCTTTTAAGCAGCATCGTGACGTGGCCCGAAGTATTCAGCGAGTAGTCCATCGCCATAAAGTCGGTGGCGCCGCCGAGGAACAATGCGCCGGTGGACGCCGTTCGTTGAAATACTCCGTCTCCGGTTGAAGAAGTCCCGGGGGCTGAAGGGGTAGCAGTATATGAACCATAGACAATACCGACAGTAGAGATAAACCCATTGAACGCCGTTGCCGCGCTAATAGTGAATTGACCGGCCGTGCTTGTGCCGAAGTCGATACTTCCACGCTGGGAAGCACCCCCGAACCACGCCGCGCCCGCAGATGCCGTACGCTGAACAACGAAGTCGCCCGCTACTGCCGCCGGTGGCAGGGACAAAGCTGCGAGCGCCGTTGTTCCGGTAACACCCGAGGATACGACAGAAAAGACCTTATTGCCACCGCTCGTCAGCGTAACATCGAAGATGTCCGCCGACTGCCCCGAGACGCCCGAGACGGTGAGCGGGACCGCCGTTGCATCGTTTGCCAGGAACTTGTAGCCGACGCCCGTAGCTGTTGCGCCGAAAGTGGCTTGCGTTCCGGTAGTCGGCTTAATCTGCGATGCGAAAATGCCCGCGCTACCGATGTTGGTGTTGTCGATATTGCCGTTCGCCCATGCCACGATCGCCGCATCGTTGGCGTTATAACTCGCGCTCGGCGCGACTTGGTTGGCGACAGCCGTATATGGGAGTACAAGCGTAGACACTACGTGCGACCTCTTGAATGATACGAGCCAGAACCGCCGGCCCAAATGAACGGTGGCAGCGCGCTACTCATCTGGAATCCGAAGGCAAATGCTTCGCCTTGCAGATCGTAGTCGATGCGCGTTTCGGGCGCGTTGAACGACGTGTATCCGCTCCCAGCCCACACGTTCACGTCCCATTGTCCCTGGTCCCAAATCAGCACGTTCGGATTGCCGCTGCTGCCGGTGTTGTCCACCACGGTCGTCGTCGTCGCGTTGCCGTAGTCGGTCGCCACGGTCACGGGGATGCTGAACGGCGTGGCGCTAACGAAAAACTCGGGATAGAAGCGCGTGAGTGCCTTGTTCGTGCCCGGTGCACCGATCTTGAAGTATTTCGATTGCGCCCACCCGAGCACGGGCGTCGATCCGTCCATCGCCGATGGCGCGTTGTTGTTGACGAACGACCCGATGTAGTCCCATTGGTACACCTGCCCGTTCGTGGCCGATGCGACGTAGCATTGGTACGGCGCGGGGTCGCTCGGCGCATCCAGCAGCACCATCGACGAGAGCCCGGGGGTCGGCACAAGCACGGTCCATCCGCCAAGTTCAAGGTCCAGGCACAGGATCGCGTTCGGCGTGGATGATGAGTTGGCGCAGTAGCCGAGGTGGATGCGGTTGTTGTAGAGTTGCGCCCAGGCGTAGTTCGACGACGTGAGCGGATACGCGCCCGGCTGCACCGCCGCGATGGGGTCGTTCAGCAGCCACGGTTCGATGCGCTTGGAGACGCGCTGCGGCGTTGAGGTGCCGTCGAATGAATAGTACGCCATGCGGCCGAGAAAGTAGAGCACGCCGCTGCCGCTGACCATTGTGCGCCCGGCCTGGATCCCGTCCGGGAACGGAATGTCCTGCGCGTAGAATGTGCTCGGCCCCGTGCCGTAGAGCAGCGTGAGCCCCGTGTTGCGCCCGCAGGCCAGGATGGCGTTCGCGCCCGTGCCGATCGCGCACAGGCCCGTCACGGGCGCCGAGAAGATGAAGTTACGGTACGACGGCAGCGACTCCATCGACGCCGTGATCCCGTCGCCGGCGCCGAAAATCTGATTCGGATACGCTGCCGAATTAAACCATAAAATGCCGTTCACCAAGGTGCACATCGTGGCCCCGCTCGCTGCGGACCAACCTGCTGGCGTGTACAGATTAGTCCCATCCCAAACGTACGGGCCACCGCTGCCGGTACACATGACAATACAATCGGTCAAACCAGAAGCGAAATGCGGATCGTTCGGATTTTGAATGCGTACCCACGTCATTGGCGATGCCGCGGTTATACCGTTCCAGATAGAACCGATGGGCGTGTTCGAACCCGACGTAACGCTGTAAAGCGTGTTGCCGATTTGCTCAAGTAACGCGGTGGTCATCGGCGTGACGACGGACCCGTTTTGCACGCCCTGGTAAAATCTCGCGAGCGTTCCGATACCGCTCGCCGGTGGACTTCCAAAGGCTTTCATTCCGTATCGAAGCGTTACGCCACCGTCCGCTCGGAGATACACATCCTTGGCTATGGTGAGCGCATGGTCATCGACTTCTTGTGGCGTGGAGCGCACGTCGAGCCCCTGGGCGAAGTTGTAGACGCCGAAGTCTTTCGTGCCCGCGCCGCGGCGCCGCGTCGGCCCGAGTTGGACACTCATTCTTGCGCCAGATGGTCGGAGAACGACCGACCCCGGATGCGGTCGGCAAGCGCCGGCAACCCGCCGAGGTCCGCGTAGAGCCCGTCCAGGGCCGCTTCGATGTCCTCGTCGGGAGCAGTAATCGGTAGCGAGCGGAATGCGCGCAGCATCCGGCCGGGGCTCGAGAGGTCCGTGATGATATCCAGGCGGCCTTCTTCCTCGACGATGCGGAAGCGTGCGCCGCGGGCGATGGGGCCGCGCAGCGCCCAGGATGCGGCGATAGCGTCGTGATTCATCCTAGTGCCACCACGGGCCATTTGGGTAAGCGCGGCCGACCACATCGCGAACCGACCCGCTTTTGGGCCGGGTGCGGCGCATCGCGCTCTCTTTCATCGACTCGATCGCCGCGTTGAAGTCGGCTAGCCATTCCTTCGCGTCATCATAGCGCGAGCGGTTCCGCAGCACCCGGTACGTGGCCCACAGGATGACGGATTCTTGCAGCGAGGTGTCCAGATTCGTCCAGGAGGAGGTCGTCGCATCGGCCCACAGTTGCGGCCGGACCCGTGCGTAGACGTTCACCTGCCCGATCATCGCAGCCGGATACAGTTGCATGAACATGGCGCCGCCGGCGCCTGCGCCCGTGGCCGTGTTGGACGACGGGGCTGCGGTGCCCGACGTGAGGATCGTTGAGGGCAGCGTGTACGGCGTGCCGAGCGCGGTCGGCCCCGACGTGTTCTGAAGGTAGTACGTGCCGTTCGCCGTGAGCGCGGCGTACGTGTTGTAGCCTGTCGCGTTGGACACGCCGCTTGGGCTGATGTTGACGACCTGCTGCGCGGTCGTCACGGCCTGCGAAGAATCGGGCGACGGCGTGGTTTCGCCGTTCGCGTTGACGTAGGTGTTCTCGACGTAGACCGTCTCGGCGACCGTAGACGTGCCCATCGTCGTCGTCAGCGTCGGAGCAGACGGCGCGGGCAGCGTCGTGGTCGGCGCGTAGCCTTGATCCGAGTAGATGAAGTACGCCTGCGGCGGCCCGAAGCCCACGGCCGGGAATCCCGCTGCGGCATCATTGAACGAGCCCTGCTCGAGTTGGAACATCGGGTACACCAGGGAGCCCGCCGCAAGCGGCGAGGACGACGTAATGAACCCGTTCGCATTGTTCGCGCCACTCGAGAAGTTGCACGATTCGATGTACTGGATGTCGTCGTTGAGTTGGATGTACGTTTGCAGCGCGACGGTCGGGTAGACGCTCCAGGCGAAGATCCCGTTCAGCAGCCGTTCGACTTGCTCAAGCCCAGCGTTGAGGAACGCCAGGATGTCGGTGGTCGTCGGATAGGTGTACTCGTCGCAGTTCCGTTGCACCATGGCGATGGCCGTGGAGCCGGAGTAGCCCTGCGGGACCGCCATACGCGGCTACCCGACTTGCTGCGAGAAGATCGCGATACCCGCGCCCGAAGGCCCCGCAGACGGAGTAGCGATGAACGACCCGCTCGGCACCGTGATCCCCGTCAGCGGCGGGTTCCAGAACGCACCAATGGCGAGCGCCGGCACCACGGCCAGCACCGCACCCGATGCAGCATCCGTGATCGTCACCGTAGCGGTCTGTGCGGCAGCGGCATTGAGGTTATGCGCGCCGCAGATGAACTTCGCCGTGACTTGCAGCGCGCTTGCCGTGTTGACGACGTTTGAAGCGTAGGGCTTGAACTGTACCGATTCGGCCATCTACTTCCTCGCTCGCTTCTGCGCCGACGTGCCGAGCTTCTTCTCCGCGCGCTTGCGAATCTTGGCCTTCTCGGCCGACGACAAACCTTTTGCTTGGCCGAGCCGCGCGAGCGCGTTGCGCGCGTGGGCTTTATCGGGAATCGGAAACCGACCCGAAGGATGCTTCTTGTCCGGCGCGATCGTGGCGGACTTGCGGCGAGCCTTCGCGGTCAGCTTCGCCACAGGTCACTTCTTCGCGCGTTTCGTCGTCTTTTTCTCGAACGGAGCAGCCCCGTCTTTGCCCGACTTCTTCTTGGACTTTTTGCTCTTCTTCTTGCCGCCCTTTTTGGCGATCATCTTCTCGAACAGCGCCTTGTCCTCGGCTTCGTCCTCGTGCTTCTTTGCCATCAGATTTGCCGCGTGCTGATATTGGCCGGGATGACGGCGTTTGCGCCGAGCGCGTAGCCCACGCGCGTCTGCACGGTGCCGACCGACGAAGGCGTGGTGTTGTTGATCGTGATGAGCGCCTGCGCGAGACAGTTCACCGCCGCAGCGAGGTCACCGAGCGTCTGATAGACATCCTCGTACTGCTGGCCTTTCTGCGTGGCCGTGAAGATCGTGCCGGCAATGTTCGCCGCCACCTGTGCGAGCTGCACGGCAGTCGGTGTCGATACCGGATTGGGCACGTTGACTGGGGTCGATGCCATCTAGTCGTCCTCCTCCGGGCCAAAGCCGCGCGCCTTCATCGTGGCGTCGTACTGCTGCCGCTGCGCGTACATATTGCCGCCGCGATCGTACGCGGACGGCTGCACCTCCATGATGCGAATGGGGCGGTGCGGCATTTCTTCCCCGGGATCGCACGGCTCGTTAAAGACGTGCGATCCGATGTCAGGCGGCGGCGAAGCCCACGCAACGCGCCCCACGCGCCGCGTGTCTTCCTCGGCCCGACCGGCAAGCCACGGGTGACGCGCCATCAGACTTCCGCAAGATCCAGCGCGGCCAGGTATTCCTTGTCGATCACCTCGCGCGTCGCCGTCCGCGAGACGCGCACGAACTCGAGCACGCCGAACGGGTTGTTGCGGTTCTTCTCCTCGCCGTCGTCCGTGACGAGGAACACCGGGTTGTGACGCTGCCGCCAGAAGATCGCCAGGCGCGTTTCCTCGTCGCCCTGGATCTTCCGCGAGAACTTCTCCATCGGGTTCGGGATGTCTTCACCGTTCGGCCCCTTGAGGAACCGCGGTCCCGTGCCCGGATAGCCCTGCATCCGCTCGTAGTTGCCGAGGTACATGTCCCAGGTGCCCTCGGGCACTTCGACCATGATCTTGCGATCGGGCGCGTCCGGGTGCGACGGCGGAATCAGCGCGAACTGCCCGCCGGGAAGCGCGAGCTTCCAGACCACCGGCTTCACTTCGGTCGCGTACTGGTTCATGTCGCGGCCCTTCTCGACTTGCTTGTACATCATGTCCGCGTTGTACATGTTGCGAAGCTCTTTCGAGAGCATGAGCGCGTCCTCGGCGCCGCGCGTCTCCGACACGGCCGTGACCGTGCGCTTCCACTTGCGCGTGCGCGAGTGGTTGACGACGTAGATTTGCGCTGGCGGCACGCGGTAGTTGGCAGGCACCGAGAAGTTCTCGTTCGCCTGCGTCCCGAGCGGCTGCGATTGCAGCGAGGAGTACGCGCCGAGCGTAACCACCTTCGCCGCTTGCGTCTTCACGCCATCGACATAGCCAGGCTGCTCCGTGACCGAGCGCAGCGTATCGTCTGCGCGGATGTGCGGCTCCATCAGTACCCTCCGAGCCAGACGTTCCGCAGCACGGGCGTCGAGATACCCGTGGTGAGGAAGTCGAGCGACGTGGCGAGCACCTGGCCCGCGCCCGGCTGGATGTTGTTGGTGGTGTTGCCCGGGAGCCCTTGGTTGATCGGCGTCAAGTTGCCCGCGCCGTCCGCCGCAAGCGGCATGCCGGCCGAGATCGCGGTGGTCGTCGTGGTGACGAGCGCCGGAACCGGGCCGTCCGTGACGACGAGCGCCTTGTCACCGGGGGTCGCGATGTTGCCGACCGCGGTCGCTTGGCCGACCGAACCGTTGAGGAAGTTCCCCAGGGTGTTTGCCGACGCAGGCTTGGACACGACGCCGTACTGACCGCCTGGAACGGACTGATACCGGATGGCGTTCTGCTTCCACTTCCAGCCACCCGGGCCGGAGTTGGACGGATCCAGCACCAACAGTTTGCCGAACGCCGCCGGCGCCGCAGGCGTCTGTGCGCCGACCACCGCCGTGAGCAGCGTCGGAGCCGTGACGTCGAAGACTTCGACTTCGCTCGGCTCGATGAATGGCGCGGAAACACCAGGAGCCGGTGCGATACCGGCCGTGGCCGCACCCGCGCCGCCCGCAAGCAGGCCCGTGAGGTACGACGGATTCATCGACCCGGTGGTGAGTTGGAACAGTTGGCGAAGGGCCATTTCTAGTCACCCTCCCAATTTTTGTCGTAGGCGTTGCCCTTCCGCAGCGGCAACCCGCAGTGGTCGATCGTGTTCTTCGTCGGCGAGTCGAGCGTCTTGGAGGCGTTGCCCTCCTCGTACAGATCGTCGTTCGCGTTGAACGGATTGTTGAGCAACGCGGACGGATAGCTCGTCCCGAACCGCTCGCTGTGCGAGGCCGTTGTCTTGCCGCTCCGGCCTCGCTCTTCACTTTTTGCCATGTTAGACGCTTCCCTTGCTTAGCAATACGAGGTCAGAGGTTTTGGAGGTCGTTTAAATACGCGACAAGCCCGTTGAGGCGACAGTTGTCCGACGCCATCGCGAGCCCGGTGACGTACCGGCACGTCTTCTCGAGGATGTTCGGCGTGTCGAGCCAGGGGATGAAGTCGAAGCCCTTCTCGCCGAAGTAGCGGTACGGCGTGTGCGGCACGTTGACGAAGAAGGCGTTGTAGCCGACGTTCGACGAGCCCGACGACGCGGTGTAGGTGTCGAAGTGGTTGTCGCCGATCCACTGCGCGCCGAGCAGGCCCGGGTTGCCGAGGTACGGGTTCGCCGAGTCGCCCGGCGACACGCGCACCTGCGCGTCCATCGCGAACATCCACGACGCCACGATCTGCTGATGCCCCATGATGTGCGTCGGGTTGGCGTCACCGACCACGCACGCCGCGAAGTTGCGGAGGAACTGCGCGCGCGACACGTCGTTGGCCGCCGTGCCGATCGTGCTCTGCGTGTTGTAGATCGCCTGGCCGGCCCAGGTCGAGAGCGACCCGGAGCCGAGTCGCGCCAGGTTGCCGTACACGTCAAACGTGGTGCCGTTGTCGCACGCCTCGAACACGCCGACGAGCGGCTGGCCGTGCTGCGTGGTCGCACCCTTGGTGGCGGAACACGTGTCCGTGCCGAACAGGTCCGTGAGCGACCCGATGGCGTCTTCTTCTTGCACCACAAGGTTGTCCACACGCATGTTCGGCCCGCGCACCAGGCGCGCCGTGATGTAGTCCAGCGTGCAGGACGCCGTGTACCACGACCACGGGAAGCTGGCGACCGAGTAGATCGACTGCGGCCCGGACGGCAGCGTGTCGTACTGCCCGAACGAGGTGGCGGTGTTGTTCTTCTGCGTCAGCAGCGGGAGAGCCAGGAAGCGGCCTTCGTTGTGCTTCCGGGCGTTGTCCCACAAAACTTTGATGACGCGGTTGCCGATGAACACCGCATCGGAAACGTACGGCGCGAACTCCTCGGCAATGATGGTGCTGGAGTCGTCAAATCCGCCTAAATTGCTAGGCATTGCAAGCGTCCATAAAGTGCAAAATCTCCTGATCGAAACGCGATGTGCGCCTCAAGATTGGAGTCTGCTCGCGCGAACGGCGGCAGGTCTTACTCTTGGTTGGCTTGCTTGTGGGTGTGACGGTCGGCCGTGTTCGCGTCTGTCGCCAGGGTGAACGGGCTGATACCGTCTACGTACACGATGAGCGGGGCATAGCGCAAGAGGGCAAGCGAAAGTTTTGGTCTTGCATATTTTGCCAATACCCTTGCGTTTAAGGATGGTGATAAAATACACGTGGAGGCAGACCTGAGAAATCAGACCTGTCCCACTCAACGGCTCACGATCAACTTGCTCTAGCGGGAGGGAAGATCGGCGGGCCGTTTTCGTATTACCAGCGCATTATTTGGCTATTATATACTTGACTCAAGTGTCTAAGTTCGATAGAATTAGCGCATGGACAAGCAGCCGATCCCGGACACGATGATCGAAGCGGTTCGGCAGTTCGCCGATCCGAAGGTCGCCCATGACTTCGTGACCCAGATTCGGTTCCCGAATGGCGTTGCGTGCCCGCGTCAGGGCTGCGGTTCGGCTCGCGTGGCCTTCCTAGAGAAGTCCATGCGTTGGTACTGCAACGAGTGCAAGAAGCAGTTCTCGGTTAAGGTCGGAACGATCTTTGAGGATTCGCCGATTCCGCTTACCAAGTGGTTGCCGGCGATCTGGCTTCTGGCCAGCAACCGTAACGGCATCTCGTCCTGCGAGGTGGCGCGGGCTCTGAAGGTCACGCAGAAAACGGCGTGGTTTATGCTGCACCGCATTCGCCTCGCGATGCAGAACGATTCATTCGAGAAGCTGACCGGGTCGGTTGAGGTAGACGAAACGTACATCGGCGGCCGCACGCGGCATAAGGTGCGCGGCGCGGGTTCGCGCGGTTGTCAGCCTTCAGGTCGCAAGGGCATGGGCCCGGTCGGCAAAACGCCGGTTATGGGCATCGTTCAGCGCGATGGAAAGGCCCGCGCCTGGGTCATTCCAAGCGTCCGGCAAAAGACGCTTCTGCCCAAGATTTGGGACAACGTGGAGCACGGCGCGACGGTCTATACCGACGCGCTGCACTCCTACAAGCACCTGCATCGCGAATACGTTCACTTCGTCATCAACCACGCCTACGAGTACGTTCGCGAACACGTCCACACCAACAACGTCGAAGGCTTCTGGTCGGTGCTGAAGCGGACTTTGGGCGGTACCTATATCGCGGCGCGCCCGCAGCATTTACAGGCGTATGTTGAGGAACAGGTGTTCCGATTCAACGAGCGCGAGGAAGCGGATGGCCCGCGCTTTGCCAAGGCACTAAAGGGCGCGGACGGCAAGCGTTTGACTTACAACACCTTGACGGGCAAGGAACGCTAACGCGCAGCCTGATTCACTTCTTCGCTTTCTTCAACCGCGTCCAGCGCCGCTTTTGCGGCGTCACCTGCACGCCCGCGCTGTAGACCGTATTGAATCAAAATACGAGCAACGCTAGAAGCGCTTGTCTCTAAAGCATCAGCACGGCGCTTGAGCTTTGCAAGATCGTCTTCGGAAAGCTGCACCGTAAAGGGCTTCTTTGCCACCTTGGGATCGGTCACGGGCCGCGATCATATCATCAAAAGGCGTTCCGAGGCAAAGCACAGCGCTTCGAGGCGAAACGAGGGGAATTGAGGTGGCCAGCGCGAAGGGTCGGTCATAACGGCCGTCCAACGGCCGACGTCCCAAAAGAAACGCCGCCAACGTTTGGGCGTTGACGGCGATCCTTGGGTGCGCGGTAGACCGGACTCGAACCGGCGACCTCCCAGTTAACAGCCAGGCGCTCTACCTGTCTGAGCTACTACCGCAGGAACGGGACTTTCGAAAGAGAGTCCCGTTTGCTTTGCCGACAGGACACAAGATATTGTGTTTGGCCGGGCTGAACACCTACTAGATATACAATTCGGTTCCTTGTGGAGCCGATGCGCACAGCCGCAGTTTCTTGTTCATGACTGGCCGCCGGTGGCGAATGGCCCGGCGGGCGGAGTGGGCGGGGTGTGGACGGAACCGGGGATAGGGTGGTTGCTCGCCGGCCCGATGTGGATCAATGTCCCTGAGCCTCGATCTGTCAGCATCAGACGCAAAGATCGCAAGGGCGCGCGAACACGCGAAAGCCTTGCAGGCTGAAGTCGATCGCGTTGTCGCAGAGCGCAATCCGTGGGGAAGCCGCATTAGTCAGGTCGATCCAGATAGCGGGTGGTACGTCATCCACTTGACCCGCATCGACTATCCTCGTGAATACACGCTCGGCATTCTCTTCGGCGATGTGATGCACAACTTGCGTTGCGCCTTGGACTATATCGTTACCGCGCTCGTCGGTGCTAGCAATGCGGCTCTTACGAACAGCCACCAATTTCCGGTTTTTAGTACTAAGGTCGGTTACGAAAACCGTGTCGGAAACAACCTCGTTGCTATCCCAGGAATAAAGGGTCGTCAGGGGCCATTGCACGGAGTCACTATCGGCCTCCAAGATATTTGGGACGTGCAACCGTTCCACCGAAAGAAAGACCCGCGTGGAGATCCCCTCTACGTCGTGCATCGGTTCTCCAATGCCGACAAGCATCGCATCATTGCCGACAATCTGCCGTTCTTGCAAGAAAGCGTGCTTCAGATCTCCCCAAGCGAAGGCATCGTCGAGGAAGTCCGTAATCAAGTGGCGCCGCGTTGGGAAGTACAAGCGGAACATGAAGTCGGCCGCATCCGTTATGCGGCCCCCTTTCCGTCGAACGTGTACCTCCAAGGCCATGTTACCGTGGAAGTATATTTCGGAACACCGGCGTTCGCTCAAGAGCCTCGCGGTATCGTAATACCGCTCGGCTATGTAGATGCCACGTGCGATTACGTCGCCAAGGTCGTGGAGAGATTTAAGGCTCTTTAGGCGGGCTTCTTCGGGCTCCGCCGCTTCGGCCGATTGGCCTCTGCCTTGTCGATCTCGTCCTTCGAAACGCGCACCAACCCTTGGACGACCTTCTTCAGTTCGTCCAGCGGGATTAGGGGCTTCAAAGGCTCCTTCGGCATCCCCTAAAGCATAGCACGACGCGGCCTTATCGGCCGCGATCGGCACCGCCCTGTCGGTCGAATTATCTGACATTGGCCCTACTTTCGTCAAGTATATAATAGCCCATTATTTCACCAGGTGTTGGCGCAGCGCAAGTACCTCGCCAGGGACCTAGAGCTTATTGGATAGCAAGGATGTCCGCTTCATCCAATAACGCTTGCAGGGTGCTTTGCAACGCACAAGGAAGGAGCCCCGGTAACTACTCCGGGGCTCCTGAACCTGCCTTCTTACGGCCGTCCCTTGCGGGCTTACGCTCCCTTCAACCGCCCGAACTGCCGCTCCCACGCCAGCACCTCGGACATGTAGACCTCCTGCGGCTTCAGTTTGCCCGCCGCGTCCTTCGTGGACGGCTTCGGTGGCGGCGCGGGCATGACGCTCGTCGCCACGGCCCCGCCGGCCACCGTGGAGGCGCTGTCTCGCGCCTCGCGGGCGGCGGCGTCGAGCATCCGGGTATCCACGGCAGCGAGGGCGGTGGCGGCTGGGCTTTGCAACGCCGCGGCGCGTTCGGCGTCGAGTTGCTGCACGCCGTACCATCCGAAGCGCACGGCGGCGGCCGGGTCCTGGTAGGTCTGGAAGTAGCCCGCCGAGAGCGCGTACTGATACGCGCGATCGAAGTTCGGGTCGCGCTCGCCGAGCGCCGGGTTGAAGACGCCGGGGTACTGCCCCGCGAGGTCATTGTGGGCGAATGCCATGCGGCTGTTGTGCGCCTGGAGGCGGGCTTGGCGCTGCTGCTGCTCGGTCTGCTGGCGGCGCTGGGCCTCCTCGCGCTCGCGGTCGCGCGCGTCGATCGCCGCAAGGCGTTGGCGTAGCTCGGCGACGGACGGATCTTCGAACGGGTTCTCCGGCGGTGCGGGTGCGGCGGCCGTCTCGGTGGCGGCGACCGCGTGCGCCAGGGCGGCTTCGTTGCGGACTTGCTCCGCCAGGGGAAGCCCGGCTTGCGCGCGGCGGAACGCCTCGCTGACGAATTGCGCGAACGGCTCGTTCGTCTTCGCGAATTGGATGAGCGGCAGCAGGTCGCGAATCGCGCCCGTCTCGATGTATTCCTTGAGGACTGGCTCGGCTTCTTTGACAAACGTCAGGCTGCGGTCCATTGCGGTGCGCCGGCCGTAGCCGCGCTTTACGGTTTCCTCGAACCGCTTGGGCACCTTGATCGGAATGTCCAGGTCCAGGTCCGGGTCGCGGAACAGAATGTCCGCCATTTCCTCGACGGCGGCCGCGGCGCTCTCGGCGGCGGCCGCACCAACGGCAGCGGCGGCGGGCGCTTCGGTTGCACCAGCGGCGGGCGCTGCGACCGCGGGCGTGGTCGGCGTTGCCGCGCGGCCCACGACGGGGCCGGGCTCCTTCGCCGCGGGTGTGGCGGACGATGGGGCGGCGCCGGTCGTCTCGGTGGACGCCGGGAGGTCAACGTGCGCCGTCTCGAACGCGGGCGGAACGCGCTGCTCGATCGTCGCGCCGTGATCGTCCAGCGGCATCGTGCCCTTGGAAAACGACGGCAACAAGGCGCCCGGGCCATGCTCAGCCGACGCTGGCGGAATGCGGCCTTCTTTGCTGGCCTTATCGACGATCTTGTCCAACGTCTCGCGAACGGGGAACACGGTTTCTGCCACTAGTCTGAGTCCTTTTCAGCACGAAAAAAGCGAGAAGGCCCGCAGCGAGAAAGGACCACGCTGCGAGCCCGCTCAGTTGGTTCTAGGGAAGCGGGCGCCGTCCCGTCACTTACGGGCGCGCTTGCGAGCCCGCTTGCCTTCCTTTTTGCCTTCCTTTTTGCGACCACGTTTCATCTGCCATCCCTCCTTTCCGCCGATCGTGTCGGCACGTCTCAGCGTACGGCTACTTGCGCGCGCGCCTCGAACCCTTTTTGCCCTCTTTGCGGTGGCTCTTGATATGCGCCAAGAACCCGCCGCCCTTGCCCTTCTTCATGTTGCCTCACCTCCTCCGTCGCCGCCCGCGCCGGGCTGCGCGTCAGCGTCTACGCCTCCCGCGTCGGCATCGCTGCCGGTCGCGTTGCCCTGCACCTCCGGTGTTTGCGGCCCGCTCTTGGTGCTCCCCTCGATGCGAGCGTTCAGCAGCGTCTTGAGCACGTTCTGCACGCTCGTCAACGCGGCCACCGTCTTCTCGGCCTTCTGCATCGACTTGCCGCGAATCGCGATCTGGAGCGCGGTCGCAGCGATATCGACCATCTGCCATTCGGGCGGCAGATTGGCCGACACGTCCGTGAGGAACGCGGCGAGGAAGGCGTTGAGCCCGGCGTTTTGATTCGGTGGCCCGGGCATCGGCTGCGGGGGCGGTGGCCCGGGCGGCGGTCCCGGAGGACCAGGAGCGCCAGGCGGTGGTGGGCCATTCGGTACGGCAGCGAGTGGTGGCCTCGGCGGGGGCTGTGCCCCACCTGGCCCTGCTGCCGGCGGCATGCCTGCCACCTAGACGCGCTCCGATGTCCGGCCCATGCGACCTTCGTACACGATCACGCGGGCAAATGCAAACCCAGGAACGGCAGCAGCACCGCAAGCGCGATGATCGCCACGACGACCCACGGGATCCACGCGAACGGCGCGGGCACCGGCACGCGGCTCGCCACGTAGAACAGCACCGCGAGCACGATCGCGATGACGAGGAGATGCAGAAGTTCGCTCATGGCGACCTCCTACCGCAAGCGAGCGCGGTTCAAGCACCGCGCTTAGGCGGCTTCGGGAACGGCGGGAGCCGGCGTGGCCTTCGGCGTGAGTGTCACGCCGTACCACGTCTTGTTTTCCTTCACCGCGATCGTGATCGGCGTTCCGGCCTGGAACTCCGCCGCAAGGCCGAGCACGGCAAAGAGGATGGAGAAGAACGAGCCGGTGATTTCGGTGTACGGCGAGACGGGGCCATTCGTAAGCACGACGACGGACACCCCGTACCCGTCGATGGTCGCGGCCACGGGGTTGCCTGCGGCGAACCCGGCGATGTCGCCGAGCACGGTTTCCACGATGCCGAGGTCTTGGATGATCGAAGGCATGCTAGGTTCCTTTCGGTGGGGTGACGACGGCGCTTGCGCCGCCGGCGAGTTGAACCGTGTTTGAAGCTCGGATTGCGCCCTGGCGAGCACGATATGCCGTGGGGAGGATGAGGGCGATGGTGACACCCCACCAATGGTCGTGGACGTAGTGGAGTAGATCACCGGGTGATCCCACGTCACCCGCCTGAGCAGCAGCGCCGATAAGGACGAGGCCAGCCGTTTGAACCGAGAAGGCGAACGAGACAAGGCCACTACGAATCGGTTCTCGCACCGATGCAGGCAAGCCCTGCCACACGGCGATGAGATTCACGTCGCGCCCAAATGAACGTGATCCGCGCCGTCGTCGTGAAAGACGGTGCCGCCTGCGGCGACCGCGTTCGCGCTCGTCCACGCCGAGCCCGCAAGGCCGACCTGGTACAGATACCGCGAGGCCGCCACGTCGCGAAGAAACGCCTGGAACCGCGGGTCGCCGGCGTCCAGGTAGTCACCCGCCGTGGCGCTCGCGAGCGGCCACAGGTCAGCGCAATAGCCGTTGAAGTGGCAATGCTCGCCCAGCGCCGAGTCGTCGTGATGGTCCGTCTTCACGGCCGTGAACTCAAGCGCGTGACCCTTGGCGACCAATTCCGAGAGCAGGGCGATGAGCCCGGTCTGTGTGGTGTCCACGTCATCCAGGTCGGCGCGTTGCGTGTCGTCTTGAAAGAACGTCAACGGCGAGGCAATCAGCGCGTCTCTGGCGGCCTGGCTCATCAGAAGAACCCGTGCGGATGCGTGTAGACTTGCCAGAGCACGAACGACAACGCCGAGACGAGCGTCGTGAGGATCGACAACACGACCGCGTTGTAGATGCGCGTTTGATTGGCGGCGGCGGCGTCCAGCAGCGTCCGGCTCTGGCGCACGTCTTCTTTGATCGCCGTTTGGCCCTCCTTCAGCACCGCAACGTCGATCTCAAGCCGACTGAGCCGGTCATCGTAATTCCGCCGATCGTACGCATCCTGAGCACTCACGCAGTCCTCTCAAACAGCACCATCACCCGCTCCATTGGTGCGCGCGGCTCACGCTTCCGTAGAGCGTTCAGCAAGGCGACCTCTGCCTCATACGTACACGATGGATCAATCAATCGCAAGGCGACTCGATTCCGGTCCCCGCATCGTTCGATGACGAGCGCCACCCGCAGGCCGAACCGCTGCGTCAGCCAGCCCTGCACGTCCCGGATGACAACGGGCGTGACCACCGCCGGCCGCGTGGTGGCGTACATCGGCGAGGCCGCCGTCGCCGCCGCAGAATTGTCGCTGTTCGGATGCGCGGCTTTCCCGCGGATGGCGCTCACGACGCCTGGGCACCCTGCTTGCGACTCGCGCGACTGCCCGGCTTCTTCGCCTGCGGCTTGTTCGCGCCCGGCTGTCCGGGGGGCTGATAGCCCTTTACCTTCCACGCCTGCCGCGGGTCGCGCTGCGCGTCGGCGATGAGTTGCTCGAGTTGCCGCATCGCCTGGGTCGCGGACGGCAGCGACCCGAGTTGCTCCATGAGGTCGTAGATCATCTCGGTCGCCACCGGAATCCCGGCCGCCGCCATCGACATGAGCGTTTGCAGCCGCGCGCTCGGCCCGGACGGCTGCTTCGACCCCGCCTTGGCCTCGACGATGAACGGGTCCGTGATGTACGCGCCGAGCATCGGCACGGGCTCCGTCACCCCGGCGTTGTTCTTGATCTGCACGATCACGGGTGCGGTGTAGAACCGCGCCGCAAACTCAAGGAAATGCGAACCGAGCGTCTTCATGCCGCGCGACACGAACGCCAGCGAATCGCGGAAGCGCACGCCCGACGCCTCCTGCTGATTGGTCATCGTCTCGGTGGACACTTGCATCCGCGGCGGCATCTTGCCCGTCACCATGTCCGAAAGGCCGCTCAGGTCCTTGATCTGCGCATCGTAATACTCGAGCGTCTTCATGATGTAGCTCGGCAGGTCGGGCGCTTCTTCACGCTTCGAGTAGCGCAGCGAGTTGATCGTCTCGCGCGTGATGAACCCCGGCGCGTTGGTGAAGTCGTCGTTCGGCGTCGGCTCGCCTTCCCACACGCGCCAACCGTTGTTGCCCATCAGATTCACGTTGTCGCCGATGCCGGAAATCGTGCGAATCTTTAACTCGTAGGCATCCGCAATCAGATCCACCGACGATGGCCCGTAGTAGCCGCCGCCGGGGTCGGCGTTGGCGGAAATCTCGACGAGCGGAATATAGCCCAGGGGATTCATGCGGTCGTCGGCGATGATGTCGTCGTCTACCTTGACGACAAGACGGCCATCGGGATAGAGCGGGTAGCGGACCTTGTGCGTGATCGCTTCGAGCGCCGGCCGATCCGAGAGTATGCGGATGCCGCCGTTGTCCTCGGCGTCGTGTAGTTTTCGTACGAGCGACTCGGGAATCTCGTAGATGATCCCGGCTTCCGTGACGATGCGGCGCAGCGGCTCCTCGTCGTCCGGGTTGATCGTTTCGTACATTTTGGGCCGCGTGGCAGGCTCGCCCGAGGTGAGGAACTGCACCTCGTCAATGTCGATTGTCTTGTGCGGTGTCGTCCAGAACTCCACGACCTTCATGCCCGCGGAACCCGACGCACCATCCGGCGGATTGGGCGTTCCGGCGTACGCCGGCGTCGTCACGCCGGGGCTGTTGCCGCCCGGTGAGAGCCCGGAGAACGAGTACGTCGCGGGCGGTGCGAGTTGGCTGTTGTTGCCGATCTCCGTGCGGTTGGAGAAATACTTGCGCTGAAGTTTCTTCTCCAGGCCATCGAATCGCGCACAAAGCGAGCCGTACGATTCGCGATACTCCACCATGCGAATCTCGGCATCTTCTAGCCGCCGTGCGTTGGAATCGACGTACACCTGCTCGCCCAAAAACACGACCAGATGCGGAATGACTTGATCGCCCTTCAGCCGCGGGCGCAGCGACAGATACGCTTTCTTCTGCACCTGCGAGATAAGCACAGCCGCGTGGATGCACTCCTCCCAGTTGCCGTCCTCGTACGCCTGCTCCCACGCGGCCGTCGCGATGTCCGCACGACGCTGCTTTTTGCGGTCCAGCGCCTGATACGTCACGGACGGCTTCGCATCGCACAGAATGGCGGTCCACGTCAACGGCACGGTCGCGCAGCTATTGAACCGCGCACGCACTTTCCACTTCGGGCGACCGCGCCACCACGGCGTTTCGCCCTGCGCCATCGCCGTGTTGTTCTTCATCTGCTCGGTCACTTGTTGCCGCTCGCGCTTCAGCGTTGCCTCAACGTTTTGTGTCCACTTGAGCAACGGCGTTTGTTTCGTTGTCTCACGTTGCCGCCGTTGCGATGACAGGTCCTCGGGCTGACCGCCGAGCCAACCGCCGCGCCCTCCAGCCTCGTTATACGAACTGCCGAATATCGCGTTACTCACGACACTTTATCGGCTTCCGAATACGGCATGAACCTCACCTAATTATACCGCGCTCCGTCTATCTCTGCGAAAATTTATGCCAACCGGGCGCCAGAGGGGCAATGCATTTTGACAATCTTCGAGCGCGCGGCGCACGTTGCGAACGCCCCGCGAAGCGTACTCGGCCTGCGCGCGTTCGTGTTCCGCCCACGCGCCCTTATCCCAAGTAATGAAGCCTTTCGTCGCGGCGTTGTAATGCTTGCGCCCGCGAATGTACGTTCCGCCGCGCACGATGCCGTCATGCGTCATCTTGCCGTTCTCGTCGTACGTCGCTTCGCCGCGCAGAATCTCGCCGTCAAGGATCACCGGGTCGTTGCCTGGGATCGTCTCGTAGTAGCCGACGTAGAACTCGTCCGACGCTTGAATCTGCATCGACTGAAGGACCTCGGCAAACTCCTCGGCGTTCTGCTGCGCGCGGCGCGCGAGGCGCGATTGCTCGGACTCGCGCTGCGTGACGGTCCACCCGATTTGCTGCTGCGAGGTGACGAGGATCGTCGCAAGGTCCGTGCTGTCCGTCTTGGCGTAGACGGGCGACCAATGCTCCTCAACGTACGCGCTCACCTGACGCACGCGATTCGGCGGCGCGGACTCGTCCAGGCTCGCGAAGCGCGGAGCGGCGAGGGCGTGTTCGACCTGTTCCTTCGATGCCGCCAAGACGGCGCGGGCGGTATGCGGGGCCGCGATCGGCAGCCCGAGCCGATCCTTGAACACTTCCGATGGCGACAGAACCTCGCCAAGAGGGCCTCGGGGATCAACGGCTTTGCGGATCGCGTCAAGGAGGCGCACGGTGGCGGAAATACGTCGCGGCGGGCAGAAAGTCCCCCTGCTTGAAAAGCCTATCCAGTAGCTCCTGGCATGTTCGCAAGACGCCACTCCCGCGCCGCCGCGTCGGCTTCTTCCGCCGTGTCGTAGGTGTATTTCGATATTTTCGTGCGTTGGCCGCATCCGCACATACACAAGCCAGACGGGTTTGGAACGATCGTACGTGAAATCGCTCTATAGCCAAGACGAACTCGTTGATCAAAACGCTTGGCTCACCGCGAAATACGGGGACCACATTCCCGACGCGAACCGGAACGTTGTGCGCCTCGCCATGACGAGCCACATGCGGAACTCGTACACCTGGTTCGCGTCGAACTTCTGCTACATCCGCGACAAGGCGGGAAACACAAAACTGCTGCGGCCCTTCGTCGGCCAAGCGATTCATCGCGTTGCGCTTGATTCGCAATTACGCGCTGGCCTACCCGGACGACTTGTAGAAATCAAAGCCCGCCAGCTTGGATGGACAACGGAGTGCCTTGCGCGCGGGCTGCATTTTATTTTAGACGAGAACAAGCGTGCGTTCATCCTCGTCGATGACGAGGATGTCGCTGCGGCACAAGCCACCGACTTCAACGTGATGTTGAACGGATTGCCAAAATGGATGCAACCCATGAGGCGCATCCAAAGCCTAAAATCGCTCGTCTTTGAAAATCCAGATCCCAAGGACCGCGTAGCAAACCCTGGGCTCAACTCGGCTTCGCAGGTCACGGTCCCGTCGTCGTTCCGCGGCGTCGGCGGTGCGATCTTCGTGTCGATCGGCGAGTACGCCCACATGGACGAGACGCGCCAAGAAGCCGTGAACATGGGCCTCATTTCGGCGCTCGGCAACAACCCGTACGCCATCCTCATCATCGACACGACGCCGAACGGCCCGGGCGACTCATATCATTCGATGGTCCTCAAGGCGTGCGAACAGAACCCGAAGTGGATCAAGCGCATCGAAAATTACATCGGCGAGCCGAGCGCCGAGGACGTGCTCAACGGTTTGTTCGGCATCCCGGATTGCGTTGAGAAGGGCCGCCCGGGCGTGATGGTTCCGGCGCTCTGCCCGTGGCGATATCACGAAGAATACTGTATAATTGAGGGGATGCTTGTCGCATGTAAGGACGGTTTAAAACCGATCGAGACGATCGTCGTCGGAGATGAGACGACCTACGGGCGCGTAACCGACACGTTCAAGTTCGAGAACCGCCAAGTTGTTCGCGTCACCACGGAGCAGGGACGCTCAATCGTATGCACGCCGACGCACCCGTTCTGGACGCCAGACGGATGGATCGTTGCCGACAATACGCTCGGCAAAGACGTGCAACTCGTCGGCCACCAATTCGGCGCTGACTATCAAGAAGTCGGCGGCATCAGCATCACCAACGAGATGGGGCGACTACTCGGCTACTACATGGCCGATGGGTGCCTTGACAGATACGGCGAACTTTCGTTCGCTTGCGACGCTCAGGACGAAGACGTGGTTGACGATGTGAAGTCGTTGGTCACAGCGTTTACGGAGCGGTTTCCGTCGCGTGGGTCAGCGGGCAAGGTTCCGATCAAACCAATCAAACACGGCGCATCCGCATGTACCGTGGTGCGTTCCGGTCGCCTGGCCTTCAAGGAGTTCTTCACCGAACTCGGTGGATTTGATCCCGAAATACAACGCCGCACGCCGTGCGTTCCAAACGCGATATTTCGCTCACCAAAGCCAGTTGTTCGCGAGTTTCTGCGCGGGCTATTCGAGGGCGATGGGTACCGCAACACGCGCGCGACGTCCGTCGAATACTACGCCAAGAATGTTGAGTTTTTGCGGCAGGTCCAGTTGTTGCTTTTGGGTTTTGGCGTTCGGGCGAGAATCTATAGCAACGACCGAACGATTCGCGGCAAGCGCCACAAGGGCTGGAAAATGTACCTGCGGGCACAACAGTCAGAAACGTTCCTTGCTGAGATTGGCTTTGTTTCAAAGCGAAAATCATGGCGCGCCGACCCAACGAAATCCCGGCGCGGCGAGCGGCGCGTTAGCGCGCGCGCAGTAGAGTCCGAGTACGATAGAGTCGTCTCAGTTGAGGACGCTGGCTTCGCAAACGTATACGACATTTCAGTTGCCGATGTGCATCAATATGCAGCCAACGGCATTCTCGTTCACAACACCGTGCGCGACAAAGCGCACCCGCGCGGCCAGATTGCCCGCTTCAGCAAAGCGATGCGCGACGAGATGAACGCCACGCTCGGCAAGATGAACAAGTACGGTGGCGAGGAGGAAATTGAGCAGCGCGACCGCTACGGCGTCTCGCTCGAGCGGCTGTTCTGGCGGCGCTGCCAGATCGACAACTACGAACTACCGAGCGAAGAATCGTGCCTGCTAGCGTTCCGGCAAGAGTTTCTCACGACGGTGGAGTCCGCGTTCGTGGATACGGGCACGACGCCGTTTCCGCGCGAGTCGATGGACGCGCTCTCGCGCATGATCCGCACGCCCGCCGCCGTTGGCCTGTTCGAGAGCGAAGGCAAATTCGCGCATTGGCAAATGCACGGCGAGCCCATTTCGGTCGTGCATCGCGACCCGAACCCGTGGCAAGAAATCCGCATCTACGCGCCGCCGGAGCCGGGCGAGAAATACACGATGGGCGTCGATACGGACGTGGCCTACGAGAACGAGGAAAGCGACTTCACGGTGGCCCAAGTCGTGCGCTTCAGCGACAACAAGCTCGTCGCGACGTATACTGCCAAGGTCGGATCACACGAACTGATGCGGCAACTGTTCTGCCTCTACAAGTGGTACGGCAACTGCTACTACGCCATTGAAACGGCCGGCATGGGCTACGACCTCGTTCGTCGCTGCATCGACGCGGGCATGGGCAACACGCACTATTACAAACGGTACGACGCGGACAACCCAGAGCCGACCAAGTTTCCCGGATGGGAAACCGCCAAGCCGTTCATGCGCGCGATGATGGATCAGCGCCTCTTGGAGTACGTGTGCCACCGCAACCCGCAGACGGGCAAGGCCGAGCCGCTGTGTATCATCCCCGATGCCAAGACGATCGCCGAAATCAAGGGGCTGATTCGCAAGCCGTCAGGCGCGTTCAAGTCCAAGAACGGGCATGACGATCATTGCGACGCGCTGGAGATTGCGTGGTGCATCGCGCTTGATCCGTACTCCGGGCTGCACCGTCCCGATACCGAGAAGCCGAAGCAGCCGCAAGAATCGTGGTCGTCGCAATGGTTCGCGAATAGCGGGCCGTCGTCGCGCAACCGGCCCGACTTATCGCGTATCTAGTCGCGATCTTTCGGGGTGAATCGAAGCACCGTACCGACGATCGCGGCGACGTGCGTGTCTGCTAGGCACGCCTTGTACTCCGCAATCGTGTGCGCGGTGTCGCTGGGCCAACCGTCCACGCCGACCCGCTGGCCCTTGCAGGCCGGATTCTCCGGGTCGCGGACGTGCTGCATATCGTCGCACCAGATGACGTGACGCTCGTAGCCCCGGAGCAGCGCCAAGTCGTCCCACACGGGCCACATCGGCACGCTCGCATCGCCCGGGAAGTGGGCGTCTAGCCAGACGAAGCACGGCCCGTGCGCGAGCGGCAGCATCTTCTCAAGGAACGCCGTGCTCGTCCCGTGATACACGACCGCTTCGGGAAAGCGCGTGCGCGCCGCCTCAACGCTGCCCTCGTCAATGTCGCATGACAATCCGCGCAGACCGAGCAGTTCCGCCACAGCGAGGCCACCGGAAGCGAAGCCCTTCGGCTCACCGACGCCCGTCTCGATGAGCGTGCGGATGCCGTACCGCATCACGATGTCTTGGATCTCTGGCAGATGCGAGACGAGCGTACTCATGCGAGGTCCGATCGCACGAAGAACAGATTCGGACAATGCGGGTTCTCCGGCTTGCCGACGTACGTGTATCCGATGGCCTTGCCGAGTTCAATGAGCGAATAGACGCTTGCGCCCCAATCGTACGTCTCGGTTGCCGGATCGTCGGGCCACACCCAATCCGGGTTGTACGGCATGACGTAGGGCTCATCGAACGGCTTCTGTATTTGCGCTTCGATGACGACGACCCACGGACGCCATCCGAGTTCGTGTGACCGTTTCCACAGGTGCCAGTCGTTGCCGTCTACGTCGATACTGAGAAGGCCGATCCCCTCGGAAAACGAAAGGCGCGGAAAATCCTCACACGTCACGCGTTGGCACTCGGACCACGGATTGACTTTCACCGCCGCTTTGATGTTCTCCGGGCTTGCATCGTACCAACAGCCCTCCCACCCGCGATCCAAGAGCAATCGCGTGTTGTTCTCGCTACCGTCTCCGCAGCCAATCTCCACGAACGTGCGCGGGATGCCAGGCATCTCCGCGATGAGGTCGGCAATCCAACGATCCTCGTCATACTGCGAATAGGTGCCGCCCTGGCTCACGACAGTTTAGCGTAGAAGACGCCTGCGCCCGGGTCGTCTTGCGCGAAAGGGGGACCACTCTGCACTTTCGAGCGCAGCGCATGGAAGTTGCCCGTGGTGTCGTTGCTCGGCTTCACGATGACGCGGAAGCCCTGCTCGCGCAAGAACGCGCCAAGCGCCTCGCCATTCGTCGCATACGGCAGATTCCGCAGTTCGGGCGGTGACGCATCCAGGTTGTGATACTCGCCGGCAATCTCGGTGATGCGGTCCAGTTTCGTGCAGGTATACAGAATCGGATACTCGCCGCCCTCGCAATCAATCTTGAGAAACCGCACGGGCTCTCCAATCTCGTCCAGTAGTTCGTCGAGCGAAGTAGACGAGACTTCCGGCCCGAGTTGGCCGAACGAGTTCCACGCCCCGTCGTAGTGATACGTGGCAGCGCGATGGGCATCACCGCGCACGACGGCCTTATGGTACAACCCCACACCATCCCGCAGATCGACCAGGTTCGCCACAGCGGCCTCCATGTGCCACGGGTCAATCTCAAAGCCGTAGATGCTGCGTGATCCCGCACGATACGCGCGATAGCAGAACGACCCGATGTGCGCGCCGATGTCCACCACCACGTCGTCGGCCCCGAAGGTGTCGGGCACGTCGTATTCGTTCTCCACGGCAACGGCGTACCACGTATCCTTCTCAGACTGCGTGCGGTACACGCGCGGCTTCATGTCTGCGGGTCCGACCCAATTCCGATCAAACGATGCGCGTGGATCGTAGGACGCAACAGCATGGGTGGGCGCGTGCGCTGGGACCGCATCGTTGCTCAACGAACGCATGGTCGCGAGCTTCTCGTCGACGCTGCCACCGCGACACGTCACGATCCACGGCTTGTTGTCTGCGTCCTCCGGGTAGCAAAAGCCGATGCGTTCGGCCTGAACGCAACTTCCGCCAAATGTCGCGTCCCACGGAGGCACGTTCATTAAGCGGGTCATTGCGTCTTGGTCGGAGATCCCGTTCGGCTCAATCACGCCGTGGCGCACGTTGTTCTCGCGCGCCGCGAGTTCGTAGGCGTAGCGCAGATGACGCTCCGTCTTGTCATCCGTACGCGCGATCATCAGTCCCGACATAGGACCGCCCTCAGCCCACGTCCACAGAAAATGCTCGTACTCGCCGAACGGAATCGCCGTATCCATGTTCACAAACAGGCTGTCGATGTCGAGGAGCATCACCACATCGAACAGGCCCCGCACATCGTAGTAGAGCGAGAAGCGCACCTTATCGCCGTACGTTTCGGGCCGAGAGGGATCGGTGTGGAACGAACCGGGGTACGTGCGTAGCGCGTACCCGTGCTTCGCGCAATACGCAGCCCAATTCGGCTCCGCAATCGCGGCGATCGGATCGTACGCTTCATCGTACATGCCGATAACGCAAACCTTGACGCCGGGAATCGGCAGGTCGCCTTTCGGGTCCCAGTTGACGATGTTCTTCCGAACGAGGCCGGTGCCCGAGATGAACCACTCCGCGCGCGTTTTCGGGTAGACCATTTGCGTCTCAGTCATAGCTTCTCCATCTCGGCTTCCCATTCGGCTTGTTCAGCGCGATTCCACATTCTAGAATCCAGCCACGGGCGCGACTTATCTTCGGGGAACGGCCCTTCGGGGAGGCCGACGATGTTTGGAAATGGAGTCCTACCGACGCAGATCGCCAGGCCGTAGACCTCTGGCATCAGCGGCACGTCCGGGTGGCGACGATGGAACATTTGCACGCCAATCACCGGATCCCAATGCGATTGCTTCACGGCGTGGAGAAGCGCGGATGTCTCAGCGGGCGTCACGTCGCCTCCGCGAGTCGTCGCTTCAGTTCAGGGATGCGTACTTCATTCGGGTAACCAGGCATGTGAAGAATCCACCGCCCTGGTTCGTACAGGTTCATCTTGCGCTGATACTCCAGCGAGTAGCGGTCCCAGCCATAGTATCGGTAGTCGTAACTGTTGAGCACAACACCAGGGCACGCAACGACGTAATCCTTGAACGGGTACGTCGTCGCAAGAATCTCCATCGCGGTTTCGTCAGCGAGCCCGTTTTCCAGCATCGTCGCGTAGGCGCGGTCCATCCAATGCCGACCTTCGTCCGTGAACCGCACGATGTAGACGCCGCTATTTGGGCCGCCGTGATCGTAGCCCCAGAGGAAGTGATACGGCCTATCCGTGAAGTCGTCGGCAAGGTTCCAATCGCGGCAAATGTCTTCGACGCGCATGGCGCTGTTCATCACGACGCTATCGAGGTCCATCCAAACCATAACGTCGTAGCCGCGACCCCACAACGCTTCGTACGCATCGCGCTTGCAGGCGTCACCGCGCTTCTTGTCTACCTCAAAATACCACGAATGGTAGCCGTGCTTTTGCGCGTAGGCGTTGCGTGACGGTTGCGTTACTGCAGCAAGGTCCGCGTAGTCCGGCGAGCCAGCGGACACAATCGCAACCTTCACGACAACAACCCGAGCCGGTCGATGTATTCTCGCGCGAGCTTGATCCGGTGCGCGATCGGCAGAGCGGACAGATGCAAACTCCACGATTCGGGCGTCCACTCGCACATCGCCGCCACGTCCTTCGGCATCGGGTACAAGCCCGGATGCTGCGCGCACACGTCCTTCGCGGACGCCCACCACACGGCTTGCTGATACGGCGGCGTCGAAATGGCGAAGCGCAGCGCGAAGTTGTCCACCCACTCTTGCGTGCCGAAGAGCCGCCAGCCGATGCCGGCGAGTTCCCACATCAGCCCGCGCATCAGCGTGGTCGCTCGCGCGATGATGACGGTCGGATGCAGCGAGTTTTGATCCCAACACAACAGCAGGTCGCCAATAAGCGGCGCGTCGTCGCCGGTCGATGCGCGCCCGTTACTGCACCATTTCGTGATCGGCAAGTCGAAGTTCGTCACCAAGCAATCCGCATCGACCCAAGCGACGTAATCGAACGTCTCGCCGCAGTTCTCGGGCGTGAGAAAGTGCTGCATGAGTTTGAACTTCACCATGTAGCGAATCGGCGCTTGCGCCACCGTCAACGAGCGGAACAGTTCGGGCGATGCGATAGGCAGATACACGTCGCTCACATCACCGTGAAACGCATAGCCCCACTTATCGCAATACTTCTTCATCACGGACCAGGTTGAATCGGTCAGATCGCTCCAATGCGGACCTTGCACGTCCGCGCGCTTCGGCGGGATTGACGACACGATTAGCACGCGGCGATCGTCAGCCATGCGCTAACTCCTCGGCCATCTTGAACTCGCGAATCTTACAAGCGATGTGGTACTGATAGTTTTTCACCTCAGATGGCGACCAGTACCCCCCGCCGTTTCCGTTAGCAGTAACGCGGTAGTCTACACCCCTCCAACGATACATCCCGCTGTTGAAAGTGGCGGGCGTGATCTTGCACACGATTTCGGGACGCGCGGCGTCGTCGTACACGTCATGCTCGCCACGCACCGCCGCCGCAAGCATCTGGCCGCCGGCCTCGCTACCGACCCACGCGCGACAGGCGTGCAGAAAATCCATGTACTCGAAGATGGACCCACAGCGATACACGGACGGCACCCACTGCTCTTGGTTGAGCACGACCCACGATGGGTGCAGCAGTTGCAGCATCGGTGCGCCACGGAAGCGCCCGATCATCATCTTGATTTCTTCTTCGATGTCGCCGCGACCGTACTTCGTCGAGACGGCCGAGTAGTCCACGATGACGGTTTCGCGCACGTCGATGGGCGGGGGCTTCGGCGTGTAGTAGATCTTCGGCGCCATGCTGTACGGCGGCGGCAGGCCGTTGGCGCGCTCGACGCACTCAATGCCGCGATGACCGCCAAGCGTGTTGGTTAGCTCGTACGCTTTGCCTTGCAGGATGCCGGAAAACCCGTACCCCGCGTTGGGCTTCTTGTCGGAGAGTCCTTTGACGTACGGGTTCTTCTCCCAAATCAGTTCGAGGATTTCCGGGTTGGACGCGCGCGTATCGGCGTCGATGTAGACGTTGTACGGCTCAGAATGGTCACACCTACAACTACCGCAAAGCGCGTGATCGCGATCGTACTGCCCGAACGAACTATCCCGTCGATGCTCGTGCTTACACTTCCAGCAAAGTTTTGCGAACCGCTCGGGAAGCGTCGAGAACGCACCGTGATCGCCCAGCCCGAGAAGGTCGCCGGTCGTAATGATGACGTCGGGGCCTTCGGGCAGGCGCGGCTCCATCAGCGCGTCAATGTCGGACTGCTTGATGTTACGCCTTCGCCTTCGCGGATTCGAGCCAGTCGTACAACGTGGCGATGGCGCGCTTCGCTTCGTCGGAGAACGAACCGTCAGCGCCGATGACCTGCGTCTTGGTCGTTGAGCGGAAGTCGCCGATCTTCGGTTTCAGCACAAGCACGATCGCGCGGTCCTTCGACCCGATGCGAAGTTCGTCGCTCACTCCACACCTTCGCGCTTCCAGCCTTGCTCCGTCCACTCCAACCGAAGCGGCAGTTTGACGAGGCAATCCATCTGATTGACCACGCGAATCTCGCGGTCCACAATCATCAGCGAACGCCCCTTCGCGTTCATGTCCAAGAGCACGACGTCGCCGGGCGTGAAGAAGATCGGCACGTCGGCGGGCTCGCGCACAATCTTGCCGTCCACCACGATCTTGTGATCCGGCAAGCCGAGCAGATGCCCGTTGCCCGCCGCGATGATAACCGCCGGCAACACACCGCGCCGTTCCACCGCCGGGTTGCCCGAAGGGTCGCGCGGGTTCGTATCGCCGCCGACGTTCGCCACGACGACGAACGAACCGAACTTGACCGTTTCCTCGACCGGGATCGTCTCCACGATGTAGCGGTCGCCGATCGGCAGCATTTCGGTCGGGTCGAAATCGTGCAGCAGCAGGTGGAACTTTTCCAACACGCGCGGCCGAACGAGCGGGATCGTGTTGTCCTTGAGAAACTCCGGGGGGCCGATTTGTTGGCTCATGCCGTCATCTGCTTTCGTGCGTTGTGGATGCGAATCAGTTGCTCGAACGAGCCCTCTTGATGCGAGTCGCCCGCCAATTCTTGGAGTAGTTTTTGCGCGTTGATCGACGCTGCCGCGTTGTCCGAGAGCAGCCACCGCTTGATGTTCATCACCTGCATCTCGGCCGTGAGGTCGTGGCGCATCAGAATGTCGCCGATGTCCGAGACGGTCTGCCCCTGGCGAATCTCCATCTCGAGCACGTAGGCGCGCTCCTCGGCTTCCTCGATGCTCGCGCACTCTTTCATGTGGACGAGCGCCTGCGCGCGCTCGCCGCCCGTAATGATGAGCGCCTCCAGCCACCGATGATATCGGTCGGCCTTCGCCGCCATTTCGCCTTGCAGCGCGATCTGCTGCTCGCGTTCTTTGTCCGTGAGCGCGCGGTCCAGCGGCTTCGAGCCCACGATCTTCATGTTCGTCGCGCGGCCCGGCACGGCGCCGGCAGGGGCAACGTAGGGGTCCTTGTCGCGCTCGCCGTGCTTGTGCGTGCGTGGCGCGGGCAGCATCAGCACCGGCGTCTCGTCCAGCGGCGTGTCGGACGGCTTCTTGCGGCGCCCGGCCATTACGCGCCCTCCATGATCTCGGTGTCCTCGGAGTCGGGTTGATCGCCGATGCCGACGCCGCCGGGCTCCATACTGCCGCCGCGAAAAATTTCCGCCATCGGCCCGGTCGGCGGGGCCATGATGGGCGTCGATGCGGGCGGTGCCGCCGCGCCGCGATTCCGCAGGCGCATGGCGCGATCGTACAAGCTCGTCACCTTGTCATCCTCGCGCTGCACG